CGGAGTGCATCGCCCGCGAAACCATCGCTGGCCAGATCGACGAGATCCTGGGCTACGCCAACCCTACCAATGACGGCAACCTCGCCGCCTGGATGGTGGCCAAGGACCGAGCACAGCGCATGGTCGGCACCCTCGATACCGTGTGCCGCGCCATTGCCGCCCGCCCCTCGCTGGGTCCCGGACACGCCGCCCTTCGTGCCATCGCCGCCGAAATCCCGGTGACAGATGAGGAGGAGGCTGAATTCCAGCGCATCGAGGCGGCCCACCCCATCACGTTCGCCCCGCTCGAACACCTGGGCCGGGAGGCGTGAAATGCGCGGACTGCTGAGCATCGCCGGGGCTGAGGAGCGCATGGGCTGGGGCATGAACGTGTTTGGCTCCATCCCCCGCCACCGCTGCCTCCGCTGTGGCCCCGTGTGGGCCCGCCCCATCGAAGTCCGATCCCGAGACCTCGAATTCGACTGCACCGTCATCGACCTCCAGTGCCCCTACTGCGGCCTCTGGGAGATCGCTGAAAACACGGATGGCATTCAGCCCGCCAAGGTGCTGAGGCGCTACACCACGCATTTCCACCGCTACAGCCACATCCAAGGTGCCGCATGAACGAAACACCGATGCTTTACCACCCCGAGGCGATGCCAGACCAAACCGCTGCTCCAACACCCATGGATCTGATCCAGATGGCCCTCCAGCATGGCGCTGCCATGGACACCATTGAGCGTCTGGTGACCCTCCATAGTTCAGTGATGGCCCAAGATGCAGCCGTAGCCTACAACGCGGCCATGAGCCGAGCCCAGGCTGCCATGGGCCCAGTCCAGGCCGATATGGTGAACCCTCAGACCAAGAGCAAGTACGCCAGCTACGCCGCGCTGGACCGCAGGGTCCGACCGATCTACACCAAGGAAGGCCTTGCCCTCAGCTTCGATACCACGGACTGCCCCACACCTGAATACGTGCGCGTCCTCTGCTATGTGTCCCACTCGTTGGGCCACTCCAAGACCTACCAGGTAGACATGCCAGCCGATGGTAAGGGGGCCAAGGGCGGGGATGTGATGACCAAGACCCATGCGGGCGGAGCGGCCATGTCCTACGGGATGCGCTATCTCCTGAAGATGATCTTCAACATCGCTGTGGGCGAGGAGGACACGGACGGGAACCACGGCAAGGATCTGATGCCCGAGGGCGAGTTCCAGTCGCACCTAAAGGCGATCAGGACCAGCAAGACCATCAAAGAAGCCATGGACAAGTACGCCACAGCCTACGCGGCAGCCAAGGCCCCTGCTGACAAGAAGGAAATCATCAAAACCTACGAGGAAATGAAGGCCCTGTTGGGAGGTGAGAAGTGAAGATCATTGACGCCCCCCAGGGAACGCCGGAATGGCTGGCGGCCCGCGCAGGCAAAGTAACCGCCTCCCGAATCCCTGATGTGCTGGCCAAGGTCAAGACCGGCGAAGCTGCTGCACGCAGGGACTATCGGGCCCAAATCGTGGCCGAAATCCTCACCGGCAAGCCCCAGGACGATGTTTTCACCAACGAGGCCATGCGCTGGGGAACCGAACAAGAACCCTTCGCCCGCGCCGCCTACGAGATCGCCACCCGGGCGCTGGTGGAGCAAGTTGGCTTCGTCCTCCACCCCACCATCGAGAGGGCAGGGGCCTCGCCTGACGGTCTAGTGGACTTTGACGGCCTCCTGGAAATCAAGTGCCCCAAGACCGCCACCCACCTCCAATACCTGGAAGCCGGGGTGGTCCCCGCCAACTACCAGCCCCAGATGCTCTGGCAGATGGCCTGCACGGGCCGCGACTGGTGCGACTTCGTGAGTTTCGATCCCCGCCTCCCCGAAGACCTCCAGATGTTCAAGGTCCGGTTCACCAGGGACGCCGCCCGGATCGAGGCCATGGAAGCCGAGGTCAAGGCGTTCCTGGACGAGGTGGAAGGCACCATCGCCAAACTGCGCGGGGTGGCCGCATGAGGCTCCTGAAACTCCTAATCGTGGCCCTGTTCCTCGCCACCCCCCTGGCCCTGCTCACCTACCAGTCCGAATCCGAACGGGCAGCCGAGGCGCACCGGGAGCAGACCATCCGAGACGCCCGCGAAATGGGCCGCATGTTGGCCCAGCGCCGGGCCCAGATCGAGAGGGCACGATGAACTGGCTGCTACCCCTCGCCCTCATCGCCCTGGGCCTCATCGGCTGCTGGCGGCTCTACCTCCACCAGGTGGACCGCCACGCCGAGCGGGAAGCCGACGAGCGCAGAAAACTCCAAGAGGCCCTCCTGTTGGCCCACGGGGAGGACGCCATAGCCCGCTACTGGGCAGCGCGAGGGCAGGTTATCAAGCCCCTGGCCACCCGGCATTGCACTGAGGTAGACGAGACCGCATGAGTCCCATTTACGGAATCGAAGAGAACCATGAAATGGTGCCCGCGCTGACTCTGGACCGGGTTCCGACCCTGAACCCTGATTCACTGATGCCCCAGGTAGTAGAGGCTTACCTGGCCTCACAGATCCCGAACCGAAAGACGGCCCGAGGCTACCGCCGCCACATCCTCCACGCCATCGACATGATGGCCATCGAGCGCCTGGCCGACCTTCAACCCGTCCACCTCATGGACTACAAGGCCGACCTGATGGGCTCCACTCAGTTCGGGATGGCCACCAAGGCTCAGGCCCTGATCGCCCTTCGCTCGTTCTTGAAGTGGGGATCCGCCTTGCGTGGCCATGACATCAACATGGTGCAAGTCGAGTATCTGCTGCCTGTCCCCAAGGTAAAGGTCATCACACCGCACGAGATTCTGAGCGACAAGGAGATCGCCCGCTATCTGGGTGCGGCGAAACTGCAAGGGAAGCGGGATTATGCACTCCTGGTTGTGGCCCTTGGCTCGGGTGTCCGCGTGGCTGAGCTGGTCCACCTCGACGTTCAGGACATCCGCTTCGACGGCATGGGCTCCGTGATCCACGTCCGCCAAGGCAAAGGTGGGAAGGACCGCATGGTCCCCGTGCGCAAGGAGGTCCGAAAGGCGGTGGACGCCTATCTGGATGAGACCGGCCGCAAGCCCACCGACAAGGGCCCCTTGTTCCTAAGCGAAGACCGAGCCATGGGAAGCCGTGAATCCTGGCGCCTGACGACGAAATCAGCCTCCCGGGTAGTGAAGGCATTGGCCGATGCCGCGGGCATCCGCAAGCGGGTCTCGCCCCACGCCCTTCGTCATACCTTCGCCGCTGCCACCTTCATGCACTCCCGCAACGCCGTGTTCGTGATGAAGCTCCTTGGCCACGCGAGCATCGCAACCACCATGCGCTACATCGACCACCTGGTGGACTCCGACCTTCGCAACGCTTCGCCGGCCTTTCTGGTTGGTGGCAAGGGCCCGAAGGTTTCACTCTCACTCACCAAGCCCGTCGCGGCTTAGCTTTTGTCCACTCCCCGAACCTTCCGAGGTGAAGCATGACCTTGAACAAATGGAAGAAGATCACCAAGCGAAGCAAGCCTCCCGAAGGGGTGCCCTGCTTTTTCTATGAACCAGCTACCGAAGAACGAACAGAGAGAATCTGGGTTGGTGCCTTTGAATACAGCGCCGATGCCGAAGGCTGGTTCTATGGCAACGCGGACGGTGATTTCTACTGGAGCCATGTCCTCCAGGAATGGGTTCTGAACGACAACGAGTGGGACGACGACTACAAGCCCACCCGCTGGATGGCTCTGCCCGATCCCCCGAAACCGTGAATGTCCATAACGGAGAACCAATGAACTTGAAACCTGGAATCCGTGGCGCACTCATCGGGATTGTCCTCGCCATTGTGGGCATCACGGTCCATGACTGGCGAGGCTGGTTTGCCCTCATCGCGCTTAATCTCATCGCGTTAATTCGCTGATGTCCAAAGGAATGAACCATGCTCGATGAAACTCCGAAGCATTGGTGGCAAGAGGATCTTGGATGTGGCTGGGTTGTCGCCGTGTTCATCGGCTGCTGCACCCTCTACAACATCGTCCAAGCCATCGTTTCAAAACACTGATGTCCACTACCGGAGGCTTCGTGCTAACGCCCCTGCATCTTGAAATCCTGATCCACCACGCAGTCTGTTCAGAGCCCTTCCGAGCCGACTCCGAAACGATCCGAAGCTACCGCCAGTA